CAAAGGGAGGTTCGGAGGGTTTACCCTCCGAGTGTCTTGATATAAAAAGAGAAATTCCATGATGTTGGAAATAGGATGCACAGGCGACACAAGCCGACAATTTCGTGGTAGAATCTCCGACATGAAATAATTTGATGACCCGAAACATGATAGGGGATTCAATGTGCGTCCTTGCCCTGTTCGGTGGCTACCGCAGCGACGGTTCGAAGTGCGGTCTGTCGTACTGGAATGTGAACAACCTTGCGACGAACGTGAACACGAACATCGGGGCGAGCCAATCTTATCAAATGACGGAGCGTATAACCAAAAGCACATTGTTTTCCTACACCGCAGGCGGTTGAAATACCGCTATCCAGTGGAAATCATACCGATGCAGGCAGGGTCGAGTAAGCATGAAAGAAAGACCTTGAGGTGATAAGAAAGAAATGGGAAAGAAATCCGTCAACGACCTGTATGAGCCTATGCTTGAGCATAGCAATGTGGAGGATAAATTTCATAAGGCAGCAAAGGGAAAGACAGAGCGTCCGGATGTTGCTGCAATATTGAATCCGGAAAACATTCAACAGCATGTTGAAAAGGTCATCGAACAGTTATCAAACACAGCACCGGAATGGTACGACGTACCGAATCCGGAAAAAGCGTGGAAACCGAACCGACACGGCAAGGTGAAAATCAACGAGGGAACAGGCAGGAAAGAGAGGTCGATTGAAAAACCTCGATACAACTATGAGCAGGTAGTTCATCACATCGTTGTATCTGCCTGTTATGACATATTCATGCAGGGGATGTATGAGTTTTCATGTGGCAGCGTTCCGGAGCGTGGTGCACACTACGGCAAGAAATACATCGAAAGATGGATACGGACTGACACGAAGAATTGCAAGTACGCCCTCAAGATGGACATTCGACACTTTTTCGAGAGCGTCGACCATGATGTCCTCAAGGCATGGCTTGAGAAGAAAATCAGAGACAAAAGGATGCTGCACATCCTCAATCTGATTATTGACGGCAGCGAGCAGGGATTGCCACTCGGATTCTACACATCGCAGTGGTTGTCAAATTTTATGTTGCAGCCTCTCGACCACTACATCAAAGAGGAACTCCACGCAGTCCACTATATCAGATACATGGATGATATGGTTGTATTCGGCAGGAACAAAAAGGAACTGCACCGGATGCGGATTGCGATTGATGAATTTCTCGGACGTGAGTTGAATCTGCAAATGAAAGGCAACTGGCAGGTGTTTCGATTCGATTATATTGAGAGAAAGACCGGAAAGAGAAAAGGTCGCCCTCTTGATTTCATGGGATTCCAGTTCTACCACGACAAGACCATCTTGAGAGAATCCATCATGTTGAGATGTACGAGAAAGGTGAACAGGGTTTCAAAGAAAGACAGAATCACATGGTATGACGCAACGGCAATCCTGTCATACATGGGATATTTAGACCATACGGACACATACGACATGTATTTGCAAAGGGTCAAACCACATGTGAATGTGAAGAAAATGAAAAGGATTGTCAGCAAGCACTCAAAAAGAAAGGAGCGAGAACGTCATGAAAGAATGGAGAAAGGTGTTCGGAACAGAGCCGGAGATACCGGAGGAGTTCGACACACAGATGTCACCGTCGACAGTGTATCAGAGACGCAATGTCAAACAGGTGACAAGAACCGAGGAGGACGGAACAAAAGTGACCGGATGGGATCGTGAGGAGCGTGAATTGACGGTCGACGAATATCAGCAGATGATGCTCACGAGAGAAGTGGTCAACGAGAACAAGGATGCCATCGTTGCATCTGTGACCGATTTTCAGAGAGCGGAGGTCATTGACGAGTACACCATGCAACTGGTAGAGGAGGGATTGCTGTGAGAATAGTCGTGAATAGTTTCAAACGTCTGTATAATGCAGGCAAACTCACAAAAGAACAGATTGCGGAGAGAGTGGTCTCCGGAAAGATTGACGCAGAGGAATATGAGTATATCACAGGGGAGGTCTATGAGGCATGAGACCCCTTGTGATAATCTCGGAGATGTGTGACATCATCAATATGCTGTCGGACATCGTGAAAAAGCAGCAGACGGAAATCGAACGGTCAAAAGTGGAGGAAAGCGTCAAAGAGGAACTCCGTGCAATGGTAAAAGAGGCAGAGGACAAGATGGACGCGAATGAATACCACCTGCGACGTGTGGTCGATACCGATGACGTCGAGAACATCGAGGAGGAAATGGATGACGATTGAGATTTCAATTCTGTTGACCGGAATCTCTGTCGCAGCAGCATTATATTTCGGACTGGCGACCAAACGCCGGAATGAAAGACTTGACGCAAAGCAGGACACAGAGAAAAAGGTGAACGAGACCAAACAGGAAACCGAGAACAACACGCTTGTGATGATGAAACTGGAAATGATTTCGGACGACATCAAAGAAATTAAAAACGAAAACCGGAATTTTCGAGAGGATATTTCGGCATTGAGGGAAAGGGTGGCAAAAGTTGAATCATCACTCAAGAGTTATCACAAGCGACTGGATGGGGAAACACATCCGGAGGGATAAAACAGGAGGGTGAACGTGGCAAGAACAACGGCACAGATAAGACGGAAATGGAATGAGGAAATGTTGAAAGAGCAAAAAAGGCAGTATCGGCACAATCGGAAAATTCGGAGGTTGCAGATGCAGAAAGCCAAAGCCGACAACAAGATTTCCGGCAGGTTCATGAACCGGATTGTCATTGCGGATATTCTTGCAGCACTTATATTCACGGTTGTGATGATAGTGGTTTTCATTAAAACAGGGTCAGAGCCGTCCACACTGATTCAGAACGTGTTTCAGTTCTTGTCGGTGGAGGGCGGTGTCATGGGTCTGATTAAGGTCAGCAAGACATTGTTGAAATCAAAAGAAAGTAAAGAGGATAAAAAGCAGGACAATCCGAGCGAATTGACACCACCGGACGATGAAGAAACGGAGGAATGAAAATGGCTCAATGGATTGTTGAGAACTGGTTTTTGATTGTAGCACTGGCAGCAGGGGCAGGAAGTATCGCCTATGCAATTTATAAGTTTGCAGGATTGCCGACAGAGCAGCAGGTCAAGAACATCAAGGAGTGGTTGTTGCTCGCAGTAACGACCGCAGAAAAAGAACTCGGAGGAGGTACTGGTCAATTAAAACTGCGATACGTTTATGACCTGTTTGTGAACAGATATCCGGTCGCAGCGAAAGTCGTTCCTTTTGAGACATTCTCCACATGGGTGGACGAGGCACTTGAGGACATGAAAAATATGCTCAAGAGCAATGTGGCAGCAAGAGAGTTCGTTTCCGGTGATACGGAGTAAGAGGAGGCGATGCAGATGTTTCAGTTCTTTGTAAACAACTGGCAGACCATACTCTTGATATATGTCATCGGAGCAGCACTGACATTCGTTGCTGTCTGCCTGTTTTGGGTATGGGTGGCGAAATCCGATGCAAAAGAAAGGGAACTCTATCCGGAGGAACACGATTTCGACGACGAGGATGGAGGGTGGTCACTGTTTCTATTTGTGGCACTCATGACAGCGACGTTGATGGCGGTGATTTGGTGGGGCGTTCCCTTGATTCTCCTGTTCCTGTTGTTGTACGACTGGACACAACGACATTTCCCGAACTTGATGGGGAATCTGCATGAAGATATAGAGGAGGAAAACGACAATGATTGAAAAATTGATGAAAAAGGCAATCTCATTTCTCGGAGTGAGCGAGCCGACAGGAGATGACCAGTTCATCCAGTATTATAATAATTTGACAAGGGCAGGGTTCAACATGGCGGTGGCATGGTGTGCGATTTTCGTGACAGTGGTTGCGAGAATGGTGGGAATACCGACAAGCATCATCCCGACCTTTGCATCCTGCGACATCGGTGCAAATTGGTTCAGAAACAAAGGCAGGTACGAAAAAGGCAAATACTACGGTGGAAACTACACTCCGAAACGTGGTGATGTGATTTTCTATTCATCCAAACACACACAGAATGATTCCACGCATGTGGGATATGTGGTGAGCGTGACAGGAGAGACCATCAAGGCGATTGAGGGGAACAAGAGCGACGCAGTGGGATACAGAACCATCAAAGCATCGGACAAGTATATTCTCGGATATGGCAGGGTGGCAGACTTTGTCGATGGTAGCAGTGGAACGCCTGCGACAGAGCAGACGAAAGAGTTTCAGTGCAGCGTGAGCGATTTCCAGTCATATCTCAACAGACAGTATCCGAATACAATCAAAACGAACTGCGGTGCATTGCTTGCGGTTGATGATGATTTCGGAGAAAAGACGAGAGACGCTGCTCTCTGCGTATGGAAATATGAAATGAATAAAAAGAAAGCCGGATACACATTCGACCTCGAAAACCGCAATTTCCTCACGAAGTGCAAAGAGTACGCAAACAAATACGCAGTCGTGAAGAATGGCAGCAAAGGACGATTCGTGTATATCGCACAGGGTCTCCTCCGTGCAAAAGGATTCTACTATGGAGACCTTGATGGAGATGCAGGAAGTATCACCGACGCAGCAATCAGAGCATTCCAGTCAAAGAACGGACTGGCGGTTGATGGCTCATGCGGTGCAGACACATGGACAAAATTATTCAAATTATAGGAGGGAATTGACATGGAAGAAAAGAAACTGTATTATCTCGGAACAGGAACGGAGTTTGTAAAAGCACAGTGTAAGGAATACAAGACCATTGAGGGGGCATTGAAAGCAGCAGCAAAGGACGAGAGCCTCGTCGTGTGGGATGAAGATGGAAACATCATCGGGTCTCTGACTGACAATGTTCCGGATGGAGCGTTGCAGACGAATCCGGACGGCAGTGTGGACGCATTCGATGCGGATGGAAACAAGGTCGGAACGGTTGACGCAAAGACTGTCGAGGAGATGACTGGAAATGCACCGGAGAACAACGCAGAGGACGGTCAGAATGGCTCAAAAGACGACGAGCAGGCAAATACATCACCGCAGAATGAAAACGCCGAAAATGGGGCAAATGGAGCGTCAAAGAATGACGATGACGAGCAGGCATCCGGAGGTGATGACGAGAATCCGGAGGATGATGAAAGCCATCCGGCAGCAGGCATCACAAAGGAACAGGTCGGACGATTCCATGTCACTGTTGTGTGCGAGGGCAGTCTCCGCTTGAGACGCTCTGCATCATGGAATAACTCAAATGAATGCGGTCGTGCATCAAAGGGTCAGACCTATGTCGGCAAGCGTCTCTTTATGCTTGACGGTCTCCCTATGCTTGAGACTGTGGACGGTCTTTTCATGTCGGCAGCAGCGGAACATGTGAAGATGGAAAAGATGGGATAAGCAGCACGGCGAAATACAAAAATGTATGTGTAACTGACTGGTAACTGACAAACGCATCAAGATTCCTTTATTTTGGGCGTTCGGAGTTATGCAAGAGATAATCTGCTGTTCAAACCGTATCAAAATGGTTCAAAAACCCCGGAAAATCAAGGTTTTCCGGGGTTTTACTGTATCTAAACGGGCTGATATAGTTTGATCTAATTTAACAAAACGAGAGCCGTTTTCACCCAATTTTTAGTGGTCCGCAAGTGGTTAACCGGCCCAAAAGAGGGCAAAAAGAGGGTTAAGTGGTGCCCAAAGTGGTTAACCGAGAGCCGATTTTTGGGGGTGTTTTGGGGTCGCTTTTCAGCCCTTTGTCCCTTCGTTTTCGTCTGTGGCAGTTTGACATAGTTTGACCTAATTTGAATAATTGAATATGAATTTGATACAGCACTCAGTATAAAATGACTGGGTGCTTTTTTCATTTCAGGAACTCGTATTCCGGCCATAGAAAGAGCCGTCACTTCACTTTTAATTTTGGAGTGGCGGCTTTTTCTATTTCCAGAAGCAACAGCAACAATTAGAAATGAGGTGAAGTCAATGAACACGCAAATCATCGCCATCGCTAACCAGAAAGGCGGCGTTGGTAAGACAACGACCTGTGCCAACTTGGGAATCGGTTTGGCGCAGGCCGGAAAGAAAGTCCTGCTGATTGACGGAGATCCGCAAGGAAGCCTGACTATCAGCTTGGGCAATCCCCAACCGGACAAGCTGCCCTTTACGCTGTCGGACGCTATGGGGCGTATCCTGAAGGATGAACCGCTTCGTCCCGGCGAGGGTATCCTGCACCACCCAGAGGGCGTAGACCTGATGCCTGCGGACATCCAGTTATCCGGTATGGAGGTATCCCTGGTAAATGCCATGAGCCGTGAGACTATCTTGCGGCAATATCTGGACACGCTGAAGGGGAAATACTCCCATATCCTCATCGACTGTCAGCCCTCCCTTGGGATGCTCACAGTCAATGCGCTGGCCGCTGCAAACAGGATCATCATTCCCGTTCAGGCGGAGTATCTGCCCGCCAAAGGGCTGGAACAGCTGCTCTCCACGGTAAACAAGGTAAAGCGG